AGAAAGGTTCGATATGCTCCCTATTCTATCCGCAATTCTCCCAATCGCCGAAACGGTAATTAGTCGTCTGGTTCCCGATAAGAACGCCAAGGCCAAGGCAATGAGGGAGATGGAGAAAGCACTCGTCGATGCCCATGCGAAAGGTATGCTTGGGCAGCTGGAGATCAACAAGGTCGAGGCCGGTCATCGTTCGGTCTTCGTGGCTGGCTGGCGACCTATGTGCGGATGGATATGTGCATTAGCTCTAGGGTTTCATTTTATTGTGGCCCCGGTAGTGCAGTGGGCTGGTACGCTTTGGGGATTCCACCTGCCGATCCCAGAATTTGATATGTCTAGCCTCATGACAATTTTGTTAGGCATGTTGGGCATTGGCGGCATGCGTTCGTTCGAGAAATTCAAGGGTCTGACAAAATGATTTACCAGGCAGTCGTGATTGTTTTTCTGGTCGGCACCCCTTCTCCGATTCAGTTTGAATACAGAGAAACCAGCACGACTGTAAGTGAGTGCTTTATGCAAGCCTCAGTGATGCTGACCAATTTTATTCGCAGTGCGAACAGGCCGGTTTTGTCCGGTCAGAGTTTCTGTCTCGATGTCAACAGTAGTAAAAAAAAAGCGGTGCCACTGGGGAATAAAAAAAAGGAAAGTTCTGGTGGGTCGGATATTTAAAATGAACCAGCTTGCCGACATGCTGAAAGTGGAGGAGGGTTTTAGATCCCACGTCTACGATGACCATCTCGGTTACAAAACCATCGGTTATGGACGATGCATCGAATCGGGAGTGGGCCTTGGGATTAGCGAAGACGAAGCTACCTATCTGCTAATGCAGGATATCGATAGATCGGTTGCCGAGTGTGAGAATTTCGAATGGTTCGCTGACCTTGACGATTCCAGATCGATGGTCATTGTTGCGCTGGCTTTCCAGATGGGCTGGCCGAGACTGAACACGTTCGGCAATATGCTGGCTGCGATGGTCGACGAGGATTACGACCGTGCAGCTGATGAACTGCTCGACAGCAAGTTCGCACGGCAGGTGCCGGACCGGGCAAAACGATTGTCCGAAATAATTCGGACTGGCGAATGGGATGCCTAAAGCCGCATGTTCTGATGAGGAATTTGTCGAACTGTTTACGACGCTGGGAGGTGGTGAAACCGCCAGGGTTTTAAAAATCACAGAAAGAAATGTTTACAAAAGGCGACGTTCACTAGAACGTCGGCTTGCGACCAGAATTTACCCGCCTACATTTACATCTCGTTTCAATCATTCGACCCACAACCCGTCGAGATTGCAGTTTGATATCTCGGATGGCCAGGTTCTTGTTGGGTCGGACGCCCACGTCTGGCCGAATGATCGAACAACTGGCCAGACCGCGTTCGCCCAGTTTGCGAAGACCATTCAACCCGACATAATTATATTAAACGGCGATGTCCTGGATGGCGCGACCATCTCCCGCCACGCCTCGATTGGCTGGGAAGGCAAACCATCCCTGGCGTCTGAACTCGAAGCCGTCACCGAGTACCTGGCCGAAATTGAAAAGGCCGCGCCGAATGCGAAGCGGGTCTGGACACTAGGCAATCACGACGCCCGGTTTGAGACCAGACTTGCCAACGAGGTGCCGGAGTATGCTGGAATCCAGGGCGTCCATCTGAAGGATCATTTTCCACGGTGGCACCCATGCTGGTCTGCATGGATCAATGACGACGTGGTCATCAAGCATCGATTCAAGGGCGGAATCCATGCTGCCCATAACAATACACTTTGGTCGGGCAAGAGCATCCTGACGGGCCACCTGCACTCATTAAAGGTCACACCTTTTACCGACTACAACGGGACACGTTACGGCGTCGATACTGGAACTCTGGCCAGACCAGAGGGGAACCAATTTCTCGATTACACTGAGGATAATCCAAAAAACTGGCGATCTGGTTTTGTCATTTTGACATTCAGGGATAGTGCGTTGTTGTGGCCAGAAATCGTGCATGTGATTGCGGAGGGCGAGGTTGAATTTCGAGGTGAGATTATTTCCTGCTGACAGCTTTTTGCGACATCACCGCCACAAACCGCCACAAACTCTCAGGGTATTAGCAGGTACTGCAAGGGTACTATAAGGGTATACTTTCCCAGACTTCTGCGCTAAACCATTGATAACATGGTTAAGTATTTCTTACATAATCACACTCATAACCTGAAGGTCGCAGGTTCAAATCCTGCCCCCGCAACCAAAGCTGGAAGCCAAATACTGGCTTTCCCCTCCCAGCAAAAATCCCCAATCGCCACAAAATCGCCACAAATAGAATTTGAAACCGCCACATGAAAAGCTTGGCGGTCATTTTTTGCTTGTAATAGTGTAAGAAAACCTTACTATGGATACAGTTTAGTTACCACACAAACCGAGGAGAAAGAAGATGACCGAACTTAGAAAATTTGAACAGGAACTTGTTGAATGGGAAAACGGCGTATGGGTGGAAAAAGGCCCGGTAGAATTTGTCGAGGTTCCAATGTTCAAGATTGCCGATAAGCGAACTGGCAAAATAATGCTGGATCAGTTTATTGAAACAAGAGAACAGGCAGACAAGTGCATAAAAGATGGATGGCACTTTGAGAAAAGACCACAACTTAGAAAGCACTTAACACCTGTAATAGCAATCTTCGCACAGAAAGTAGAGGAGAATATAACTCCCTGGGATTAAACCAACCAACAACCTCCAACAGCCCCTGGCGATTAAATTCGCAGGGGCTTTAAGGGTAGTTACCACACAAACCGAGGAGAATAAAATGTCGCACATTATGAAAAGCAAATCCAAAGGCCGGTGGATCGTCGATGCCCGTGATATTGGCGGTGGCCAGAAAGTTTTTAAAACCGAGCTGGAGGCTAAAAACAAACTGCGCGAATGGACGCACGACGATGTCGAGGGAAAGTTTATTGATCCGATGAGCGCCGTTAATTTTGAAACCTGCATCAAATCCTGGCTCGCTTCAAACAAACAGCGCGTTCAGTTTGGCGACATTGGTCAAGGCGAACTTGGCAACATGCAATGCAACTCCAACCACATTCGTAAATTTAATTTTGGTGGCCAGCCCATTGGTAAGGTCAAGGTCAGCGAATTGAGAGCTGGCCCCTTGACTAAAGTGGTGCTCCCCCAGATCCGCACAGGTCGCGCACCGGCAACTGCCAAAAAGATCCTGGTTCATTTCAAAGCAATTTTCAAGGACGCCGTGTTGTCCGAATTTATTGCATATGACCCAGCGCGAGATTTGAAGCTTCCTAAAACTGACGGGGTTAATGATATCGAAGATATTGCGGCATCCCTCGATGGAAAAAAAAGTCTGGCTGAACGCATCTCATCGAAGAATGTCAAAAAGATTATTGAAGCTGCCAACATAAAATACAAAAGGCAGATCGAGATGATTGCCTACACCGGCGTCCGGGTTGGTGAGCTTCGAGCCGCTACATGGGATCAGATCAGTTTTGGTGATGACCAGAACAGCGCCACATTTACAATCAACCGTGCCATCAAAAAGGGCGGTAGTCTCGGACAGCCCAAAACGTATTCGGGCAACCGGATTATCGCACTTGATGACGACCTTGTGCGGATGCTGCGTGCGTGGAAAATTGCCCAGCCGTTAGAACAGCGCGGCGATAACCTGATTTTCCCCAACAGGGAAGGCGGCATTGGTGATGGCGATAACTGGCGCAACAGAGGTTTAGTTCCAGCGTGTAAAGCTGCCGACGTCGATCCTGTAACACTCCGCGAGCTGCGCCATCACTTTGCATCAATCCTGATTTTTGATGCGACGTTTACTGAAGCAACAGTCACGCAAATGATGGGCCATACCGACATTAACTTTACCAAAAAACAGTATGCGACCTGGCTGTCTAACGCCAAGCGCGACAAACAGATCAGTGAAAAATTAACTGCCGCTCGCAGAGCGCATTAAGGAGCAAATTTTAATTTCCCGCGTGGAGCGGGATAGCGGTGCGCTGGATTTTCTCCCTGCTAGCCCAGCGCGAGATTGGTTACTTCCACATCTACGGCGACACATGCCTGAGCCACGCAAGTTGTGTGACGGCCCGGAGAGACGGGCAATTTAACGGAAGATTGGAACAGCTATGACAGACCTTCTTGAGATTCCCGATTTCCTCAAACGAACTGATTTGACCACAAGGTCTGTACGCCGACCCAAACGAAAATATGTAATGCCCAAGTTGCCTTTCTCCAGACATCCCCCGAAAGTCAAAAAGTTTGAGGGCGCTAAGTTGGTCACACTTCTTCTGGCTAACCAGGCTCCCCGAATTGGGTCTGGTTATAGAGGCGTGTGGGCCAAGCGCGGAACCAACTGGGCCTACCTCTGTGACGCCCTGGGCAACAGGGGTAAGATCAGCGCCAAGGAATTTGACAGGTTGGTTGTTTAACAACAACTAAGTTGGATTAAAATGAATTGTCCGAAGTGTAACGGCACTGGAAGACTTAGTTTCGCCTACACCCAACAATATAAGGTTGGGTATCGTTGCGACTACGAAGGTTGCATCAATGGTATCGTCCATTGTTGCGATGGTATACAAGAACAACCTACGACGGTGTTCGAGATGAAGAAACCAGAATCCACTTAATTATAAGGACATTTTTTAATTGGACAAGGAAGGGCAAATGACGCTGGCAGTTGCTCCTTTCCATTGACATACAAATTGATGCCACAGTGCTCGCAAATTCCGGTTTTTATTGATAATAGATGACGGCGCAGAATATCATTCTGGCCGGTATCCCTCTTTTTCCGCATTTCCCTGAACCTGTTTCTTATCATTAGCTAATTCATAGCCGAGGGCTGCATAACCTGCCGCGTCAGTATAATTATCTTTGAAAGTTGGCTGGTTTTTGCGCCGTGCAATTTTGGAGAGTTCCATTAGTGTTGCGACATCATGCGCCTCAAGCCGGATGCCTAGCCACAATCCCCAAAACCTTGCAGTCAGTCCCAGATTATCTTCTGGCGCCCCATATGTATTTTCTCGATCATCGTTGATTAATTTTAAAGCGGATTTCAGAACCCCGGAACGCCTGTTATCCATGTACTTCTAATTTTTCTATATTTTTCAAGACTTGTGCAGCCTCAATTATAAATTTAGCCAGGCTCTTTCTGGATAAACCTGCAACAACCTTGTAACCGCTCGTATAAGTAATGGTAACCGAGGCAAACCCGGTAAGTTCACCGGCCCTCTTTTCCTTGGATAATACGATCGAGTCTATTTCTCTTTGTTTCGTTTTGCTCATAGTTCGTCAATCGCAGAACGTGGAATAAAATATCGATTTCCAACCTTTACGGATCGAATGACGTCTGAATTAATCCATGTATAAATTCGATTCGAATAGGTCCGTTTAAGTTTGCCGTCATGATCGACAACTGGCTGTTCGTCAGTTTGCCAGAGTTCGATGGCTGCCTCTTTGGGCGTCAGCACCGCACCCATTACAGCATACCATTGGCAGCGGCACAGTAATCATTCAGAGCACATCCTATGTGGAAGGCAATATAGCCAGTGAAAAAGAATAATGTTAGTGTTAAAAATTCCAGGAAAAAAGTTGTCATTTGTACCTCCAGGCACCTTGATTTTACCCTTATGGTACAAAATAATTACCAAATCAATAATTAACGTACTTTTTTTATTACGTTATATATATCCCTCGAATGAGGTGAATGGATGTTACCCCAAATTTTTCAATCGTAATTTTCTTTTCGGGATTATATTGTTTTAAAATAATTGTATCATCGTTAAACGCAACATTTTGTGTTTTGGTAGACCACAAATAAAATTTATTGATTTATTAATAAGCACGTAATAAGTTGCGTAAGATTTTTTTAACACGTTTATTACGTCTGGTACAGAAATGTTGTTGCGTGACTGGCTTAAACAGGAAGACTTAAATTACCAGCAAGCCGCCATACGCATAGGATGTACCCGTGTCGCAGTTTATTACTGGGCCACCGGAACCAACCGCCCACAGCCAAAGTGGAACAGCATCATCAGCGAAATTACAGGCGGTGCGGTTCTTGCCAACGACCATCAAAACGCATTTGAGCTGGCCAGCGAATGAATATTTTCATGCTGCCATTTCCTCCCTCAGTCAATAGCCTGTGGCGCCACGCAGGGAAGCGCACTTACAAAACTAAAAAGTATACTGAGTGGATTGAGGATGCAGGACGGCATCTCGCTCAACAGGACAAGCCCAGG